CCTTTATATGATTATGCAATAGGTGGCCGTGTTGGTTTCAACGGCGGCGGTGCAGTTGGTGCTGATGAAGACTTTGCAAAAGAATTAGAATATTTTTTATTGAACCCTGATGCTGAATTACCAAAAGCAGATAGCTACAGAGAAACCATGAACCCTGTTGCGTTATTAAATGACATGATCGATCCAAGAAACTATGCATACTACGCAGATAGATTAGCAGAGACTGGTATTAGAATTGGTGAGTTTGGTGCAAGAGTATTACCTGCACTTGGTCAGTTGACCGCGGATCTTATACAAAGACCTGCGTTTAAAGTTACAGGTGGTACGGGTCAAGGCTATGTTCAAGATTATACAGATGTAATGCCATCAAATATTAAAGGTACAGGAATCTTTACTGAGTTCTTAGATAATTTAGTTGGAACAGAAGGTACAAAAGTTATTACAGAAAAAATAGGTCTTGATAAATTAATTAAATCAGAAGAACAAAAACAAAAAGATAGAAGATCAACGGTTGGTCCTAAAGTATTAGCTGATCAAGTAACTCTTGGTGCAGAACTTACAGCACCTATATTTCCTGGTCTAAAATTATTAAAAGCATATGCTAAGAATAGAAAGCTACCAGTTAATGACACAACTAAAGAAGTTATGGAAAAAGAGATCGATGAAGTTCTGTCAACACAAAATTTAACACGTAGAGATTTTTTAAAAGCAACAGGTGCAGGAGGTGCAGTTATTCTTGCTAAGATGTTAGGCTTTGGAGATGAACTTGCAACTACAACTAAAGTTGCAGAGAAAGTTGCAAAAGACACTGTAGGTGGAACTTACCCTCCTCCATACTTTTTTAAACTGGTAGATAAAATTAAGTTTATGGGTGATGATGTAACAGAAAAAGCTGCAACACAAAACAGGCAAGTTGTTAAAAAATATAAAGATTATGAAATGACTGAAGATGCTGCAACAGGAGAAATTACAATTTTAAAAAGAAACGAAGGATCTTTTTATGACCAAGATGGTATACTATCTGAAGAGTATATAGTTTATAAACCAGGTATGGCTGATGAGACAACAAAAAGTACTCCTCCTCCTGAATATGAAGAGTTTACAGTAAGACCAGATAGTGAGGGTAAATTAAAAGATTCTGAAGGCGGTCTAGATAGTATAGAAGAAATTTTAGAAGAAGTGGGTGATCCTGATTCTTTAACACTTAAACAATGAAAAAATTAACTACAACAATACCACCTAAAAGAGGACCTAATCCACAAGGGTTGAATATTCCTCTAAAACAAGTTAAAGTGGCTGATACACCGGAGAAAATAAATGGCAGATATAGACAAATCGTTACCAAACGTAAAAACATCGATCGAGGTTGATCCTCAAGAAGAAATAGAAATTGAACAGGAAAAAACTTTAGAGGCTGAAGATCCTGGCGTAGAAGTTACACCTAATGAAGATGGTAGTGTTGAAGTTAACTTTGATCCAAGTAAAGTTAACATAGAAGGAACACCAAATCATTTTGATAACTTAGCAGAATTATTACCAGAAGATATTACAGATCCAATTGGATCTGAACTTGTAGAAAATTATATGGACTACAAATCTTCTAGAAAAGAATGGGAACAAGCATACACAACTGGTTTAGATCTTTTAGGATTTAAATATGAAAACAGAACAGAACCTTTTCAAGGAGCTAGTGGTGCAACTCACCCAGTTCTTGCAGAAGCTGTTACACAGTTTCAAGCAGGAGCGTATAAAGAATTACTACCTGCAGAAGGACCAGTTAGAACACAAATAGTTGGTAACCCTGACAGAGAAAAAGAAGCTCAAGCTAATCGTGTTAAAGATTACATGAACTATGAGCTGATGGAAAAAATGAATGAGTATGAACCTGAGTTTGATCAAATGTTATTTCATCTACCACTTGCAGGTTCTACATTTAAAAAAATTTACTATGACGATTTACTAGGACGAGCTGTATCAAAGTTTGTTCCAGCAGATGATTTAGTCGTTCCGTATTCTGCTACCTCATTAGAGGATGCGGAAGCGATTATTCAAATAATTAAAATGTCAGAAAATGATTTAAGAAAACAACAAGTCAATGGTTTTTATTCTGACATTGAATTAGAAAAACCACAAAGTGTTACAAAAGACGAAGTAGAAAACAAAGAGAGAGAATTAGAAGGAAGTAAAAAAACTGGTAAACAAGAAACAATTTATACATTGTTAGAGTGCCATGTTAATTTAGACTTAGAAGGTTTTGAAGATAAAGATGCAGAACTGAATCCAACAGGAATTAAACTACCTTACATTGTAACTATTGATGAAACTTCAAGAAAGGTTTTAGCAATTCGTAGAAACTACGAACCTACAGATCCAAAAAGAAATAAGATCCAATATTTTGTACATTTCAAATTTCTACCGGGACTAGGATTTTATGGCTTTGGATTAATCCATATGATTGGCGGATTGAGTAGAACTGCAACTGCTGCACTCCGTCAATTGTTGGATGCAGGAACGTTATCTAATTTACCTGCTGGATTTAAACAGCGTGGTATCAGAGTAAGAGATGAAGCAGCTCCATTACAACCTGGTGAGTTTAGAGATGTAGATGCACCTGGTGGTAATTTAAGAGATGCTTTTATGACTTTACCTTACAAAGAACCTTCAACAACTTTATTACAGTTGATGGGTGTAGTTGTACAAGCTGGTCAAAGATTCGCGGCTATTGCTGACATGCAAGTAGGAGAAGGAAACCAAGGTGCTGCAGTTGGAACTACTGTTGCATTATTAGAACGTGGTTCTCGTGTTATGTCTGCAATTCACAAAAGATTATATGCAGGAATGAAACAAGAATTTAGATTACTTGCAAAAGTATTTAAAACTTATTTACCACCTGTTTATCCTTTTGATGTGGTTGGTGGCAAAAGAGAAGTTAAACAAATGGATTTTGATGATAGAGTAGATATTTTACCCGTTGCAGATCCAAATATATTTTCAATGGCACAAAGAATTTCAATGGCACAAACTGAATTGCAACTTGCAACATCACAACCACAACTACATAATCTATATCAAGCTTACAGAAAAATGTATGAAGCGTTGGGTGTAAAAAATATTGATCAGGTTTTACCTCCTCCTGCTCCAATGCAACCAATGGATCCAAGTTTAGAACACATAAATGCTCTTGGAATGAAACCTTTTCAAGCATTTCGTGCACAAGAACACAGAGCACACATCACATCTCACTTAACTTTTATGTCTACTAACATGGTTAGAAACAATCCACAGATTATGGCAGCTATTCAAAAAAATATTTTAGAACATATTAGTTTAATGGCTCAAGAACAGGTAGAATTAGAGTTTGCAGAAGCAATACAACAAATTCAAATGCTTCAACAACAGGCTCAACAAGATCCACAAGCTCAACAACAGCTACAAAAACTTTCTCAAGACATAGAAGCAAGAAAATCTGTGTTAATTTCTGAACTTACAGCTGATTTTGTTAAAGAAGAGAAGGAAATTACGTCACAATTTGATTCTGATCCATTACTAAAACTAAAATCACGAGAAGTTGACCTACGTGCGATGGAAAATGAGCGTAAAAAAGAAGCTGATGAAGCAAAAGCAGACCTTGATAGAGCAAAATTAGTTCAAGCAAGAGATATTTTTGATGATAAGCTAGAACAAAACCAAGATTTAGCAGAATTAAGAGCTGGAGTAAGTCTTGCAAAAAAAAATAATAGTAATATAAATTAGTAAAGGTAAATATTATGATAAATTATAAAAAATCAAAAGAAGTAGCAATTCCTGAGCAGAATATTGAAGTAGATCCAAGATCTAAGACTACTGCAGATGGTACTTTCAACTATATTCCTACTGGAGACAAGGAAAAAGTTAGAGGGCAAAAAAGAATGCTAGCTGAAAAGAAAAAACCGGCTACTTGGTACTAAATCATGTGGTTATCGGCAATTAAATTAGCCGTTTCTGCTGGAAGTAAGATTTATGCTAACAAGCAGAAGACGAAAATGGCAATGAGTGAAGCACAACTCATGCACGCTACAAAAATGGCCCAAGGCCAGGAAGCTTACCAAGGCAAATTATTAGAAGCAAGACAATCGGACTGGAAGGACGAGGCGGTTCTCGTAATATTAAGTTTGCCCGTGTTGGTGCTCGCGTGGGCAGTCATATCGGATGACCCAACAGCGATGGACAAGGTTAAATTGTTCTTCGATATGTTCTCACAGCTCCCGTCATGGTTCACAAATTTATGGATCCTTGTCGTGGCGAGTATTTATGGTATAAAGGGGACGCAAATATTTAGAAACGGAGGT